CATTAAACATCGCTATCTACCCAACTGGTGCTTACACAACAGCAACATTGGTAGCTGCTGCTCAAGTAGCTAACACAGCAACAATTGGTGTTCCAACTGCCAACGTAGCTGCAACAGCAACATTTACAACACTTTAATTTTAGATTAACTGTTGTAACAAAGAACCTCAGTAAATTACTGGGGTTTCTTTTTGGCCGTTAAATATGCCTGTTAATGAAGATTCAATGTCAAACTCTTTTCGATATCACAGCAACAGGTACAACAGGGCATGTCAAACCCAGTCGCATGCCTTTTACAGATCAAGCTGGGTCAAAAATAACCGATGTTGCACAATGGAATAGATCTAGAAATCAACAACGCAATTGGGAAACTGTAACTCAGTTGATCAGTTTGCGCACACAGGTTGATAATTTAAAAGAACCTCAACTGATCAATGATCGTTGGTGTTTTGAATTTGAAGTAGAAAATCAAAATCTCTTTACCAGTGGTATGGATCAGTTGTCTGTGTTAAAAGCAGACTGTGCAGGCGTTCCCATGCTGGTTGGACTCAATGAATCAGCACAAATTGGCACTGTATTGTCAGTAGACACAAACGTATGGTTTGCACTAATAGAATAAATATAACATAGGAAAATTGACCATGTCTGAAACCACAGAAATTGAAAAAAAGAGTTTGGAAGCACACGTTGAACTGTGTGCAGAACGCTACAACCAACTGGAACAGCGATTTGAGCATGTTGATGAAAAAATTGTCGGCCTCGAAAAACTCATGCGCGAAGTACATGACATGGTGCAACGCATGACAGAAAAACGCACTGATCAATTGATCAGCTGGGGCCTGGGCATAATTGGCATGTTGATTGGCACAATTGGTTGGTTAATGGCTTCCTACGTTTTTAAATAAATGAAAGATCAAGAATTAGAAGCTTGGGTGCGTGGCGAATTACGCACTATCATGCCCAATTTTATTTGGCGCAATGACCACGGTGATTATGAATTGTTTGGCCGATATCGAATAGTTTCAAATCGCCCTGGATACACTGTGTATTGTCAAGCCGACTCAGTGGGCGATTTTAGCTCAACTAGAACTGCTGTGAGTTGGTGTGTGGCGGACAAATATCAAAATTACAATTTGGCACGTGATATATTGCGCACAGACAACCGGTTAACATATGTAGCCAATGATATATTTGTTAGAATGGCTGTGGCAAACAAGAGTAAAAAGCCCGAATTTAGAGAATCAATTGATACAAAATTAGAAACCAAAGTAATTCGCCGAAAAGAACTAGAAAATGAATTGACCAAATATATTAATTTGGCTAAATATTTACAACAAAAAGGATTCGATAATGAAACTGCAAGATCTGGCCGCGCCACAAAAAATCAAACAAGTCGCTAAAGTGATGGAAAGTCATTTTGGTCAAAACGTTAGTTTTGAGTCAATTTCAAAGCGTCAAGCACATACAATGTTAAACCGTGTGCGTGGTTTGATCAGCGAACATCGTCGTCAACCTGAATTCCATAGCAGTGAGAAAAATCCTGCTTACTTAAAATTGGTCATGATGGAACAGGCCTTGTCTAGCCGTATCAGTGAGCAAGATGTTGCCACAACTACAGCTCCAGTTGGACAAACCCCACAACAGGCTGCTGCATTACAATCACAACAGCAAATGCAAAAACGCGAACAGATTAAAGATCAGCTTCGTGCCATGGATGAAGAAGATGCAGATCGTCGTAAACAACGTGCTGACCTACAAAAACAATTGAGCATGGCCGAAAGCCAACATAGTTTGCGTCGCCGACTAAAAGAATCTGAAGTACAACAGGCACAAGTTGTGTTGGCATCACAGGACATGGTTGATCAAGTACAAAAAATGATTGAACAAGTTACTTCAATGCAGTTCAAAGATTTGCCAGCTCTAATTGATCAAATCAAAAACGAAGTTGGTGTTGACCAAGCTCAACAATTCAATGCAGATGCCACAGCGGCTCTAGCAGGTCTAACACAGAACTTGCAAGGTTCCAAAGGACAGTTAGAAACAGCTCTGGGTGTGGTCACAGGACAAGCTCCTGCTGTTCCGGGTGCTGACATGGCTCCTGCAGAAATGCCTGTTCCTGACATGGGCGCAGAAGAATTACCAGCTCCTGAAGAAGATGAAGAAGAATTTTCTGATTTAGAAGTCAGTTTGGGCCGCGGCAAGAGATAATGCGTTTACATGAGTTTGCTGATCCCAATGCTCAAAAGCTATTGGCATTGACTACATGGTTGGCCGATCGTGCCCAGGATGAAAACGCTCGAGGCCAGATCAGTCAAAAAGCATTCATAGACGTGGCCAAAAGTCTTGGTGTCAACGTTACTGAAACAAACCTGGGTGAACTTATTGCCCAGGATCCTCTTCGAAATGTACTAGAACCATTGGATCCAAACTCTGGTGTGGTTCGATTCCGAGGCGAATTGGAAACCACAGCAGGCATGACAGTGGATCAAGCTAGAGCCACTGTAGATTCCAATGCCAAGGCCGCTCTCAAGCGCCGAATGAAATAACCAAAACGGTTGTAAATACACACAAACTGTAGTACAATAACACATGGAGATGTATTATGGCCTATTCAGAAAAAGTATTAGATCACTACGATAATCCACGCAACGTGGGCAAAATGGACGCCAACGACCCTGATGTTGGGTCTGGCACTGTGGGAGCCCCCTCGTGTGGGGATGTCATGCGTTTACAAATCCGAGTACAAGATGGAGTAATTACAGATGCCAAATTTAAAACATATGGTTGCGGATCAGCCATTGCGAGCTCCTCACTCGTTACCGAATGGGTCAAGGGCAAAAGTCTTGACGAGGCAGGCTCAATTAAGAACAGCCAGATTGCTGAAGAACTCGCGTTGCCGCCTGTTAAGATCCACTGCTCAATACTCGCAGAAGACGCGATAAAAGCTGCCATAGAAGACTATAGGAAAAAACATGATAACAATAACTGAACAAGCACAGGCCAAGATTGCTGACATCTTGGCCGAAGAAAACAAACCCAATCTAAAAGTTCGTGCATTTGTGCAGGGCGGCGGATGCTCAGGATTTCAGTATGGATTTACGCTGGATGAAGAAACTGGCGAAGACGACTTTGAAGTCGGCGGAGTGTTGGTAGACTCCATGAGCATGCAATATCTTGCTGGGGCTGTGATTGACTACAAAGACGATGTCAACGGCAGCAGTTTTGTAATCAACAATCCCAACGCCGAAACAACCTGCGGCTGTGGGTCCAGCTTCTCGGCATGATTTCAGTTACTCCGACAGCTGCCAGTAAAATAGCACGCAACCTAGATCGACGTGGCGGCGGCATGGGCATACGCATAGGTGTACGCACCACTGGTTGCTCAGGGCTTGCCTATGTGCTGGAGTATGTGGACGCTCTACAAGAGGGAGATGATGCAGAATTGCACGATGGATTCAGTGTAGTTGTCAACAAAAAAGATCAACCCTATTTGCAAAATCTGCAGATTGATTATGTGCGTCAAGGCCTCAACGAAGGATTTCAATTTATCAACGATGCAGAAAAAGACCGCTGTGGTTGCGGAGAAAGTTTTAGAATTTGATGTTCAATCCTCGATTTGAATACACACCAGTTCCAAGAGTAGAAATCAATGGCAAACGCTTTTATGCCACACCCGACGGCAACAAGTTGCCCTCAGTGACCACTATACTGGATCGAACCAAGCCACCAGAAAAAATGAAGGCTCTGCAAGAATGGCGCCGGCGTGTGGGCGAACAAAAAGCCCAGCAAATTACCACAGAGGCTGCCAACCGCGGCACACGAATGCACACCTACTTAGAGCACTATGTAAAAAATGGCGAGCTCAAGGATCGTGGTACCAATCCATTTGGATGGGCCAGCCATGCCATGGCTCAAACAGTGATTGATCAAGGCGTAACTGGGCGAGTTGACGAATTTTGGGGCTATGAAGTTCCGCTGTATTTTCCCGGTATATATGCTGGCACCACAGATGCCGCTGGAATGCATTTAAATGAACAAAGCATCCTGGATTACAAGCAAACAAACAAGCCCAAAAAGATTGAATGGATTGAAGATTATTTCCTACAACTCTGTGCCTATGCAGAAGCACACAACGAATTGCACGGCACCCACATCAAAAAAGGCGTAATTTTAATGTGTGTCAAGCCCGAAGTGGATGACATGGGCAATGTGCTGACTGCCCCTGAATATCAGGAATTTGTACTAGAAGGCAACAATTTTGAGAAATATCGAGCTCTTTGGTGGAGACGTGTAGAGCAGTTTTATCTGCTAAATACGTGATCGGAGAACTATAGATGGCTATTGTACAAATATCAAGAATTACCCAACGCAAAGGGTTACAGGAAAACTTACCACAACTAGCTGGTGCCGAATTTGGCTGGTCAATTGATGAACGTAGATTGTTCATTGGTAACGGTACATTACAAGAAGGTGCTCCGGTAATCGGCAACACAGAAATTCTTACAGAATTCTCAGATATTTTAGCGTTTCAAACAAACTATACATACAGCGGACAAGCGGCCACTGGATATGTAGCTCAAACAGGACCCACTGCTGGCTCACCAATAAGTCAAAGTCTGCAATCATGGTTGGATCAGTTTGCCACAGTCAAAGATTTTGGAGCAACTGGCGATGGAGTCACTGACGACACAGCAGCTATCAATCGTGCCCTGTATCAATTATATTGCAGAGAAGTAAACCCGCAAATACGTCGTGGACTGTTTTTTCCGGCCGGAGTTTACAAGGTTACAGAATCAATAGTAATTCCACCATTTGCTACCTTGTACGGCGAAGGTGCAGACAATTCAATAATTCAAATGAGTTCGGGTGATGACAGTGCTCTCAGAGCCTATGTTGCTCGCACAGGTGACAGTTTGCAACAGACAGGTGTGAACATTGGCAACAACGGAGCTATTGTTCCACAATTTGTCACAATAGCCAACATGGGATTTGAAAGTTTGGACCCTGATGTTGATGTATTTTTAGTTGAAGATATCAACAACAGTAGTTTTACAGGCGTGACATTTACAGGCCCATTGACCACAGCAGATCTTGACACAGATGCTGATGACACTGCCGGTGTTAGATTTGCCAGCACAGCAAGTTTGGTATGTAATACCATAACTTTTGATCGTTGTGTGTTCTCTGGAACTACTTATGGTATTGCCACAGAACAACAGACCAATGGTGTCACTGTTTCAAATTCAAAGTTTGATACATTGTTCAAAGGCATTGCACTTGGCATCACAAGTCCTGTAAATGGTGGGCCAACTGGTACACGAATCATTCACAACTTGTTTGACAACATCTATGCCCAAGGTATTGAGCTTGGAGTAATCAGTCTCAACGGAACTGGTCACAATATTTTCTATGACGTGGGCAACCATTTTGATGGTGTGCTACAACCTGCAACCACAATCATTGACATTGATGGCAACAACAATGTTTGTTTCGGTGACATGTTTGAACGCGGAGATAATTTTGTAAGTACGTATCCTCGTATCAACATCAATAGTCAGCAAGTCATTGCCACTACAAATGGCAAAGAAATTCAACTTGGCACATTTATTCGAGAGTCAGGATTTAGCGAGGTAGTGGTTGGTAATACAGTCAGTGTTACCACAATTGCATCATCTGCTCTAGAAGCTTTTAGTGTTGACTACAGTATCATACGTGGCACAGCCAAACGAACAGGTATAATTACTGTGGTCAATGATCTAGTAGGTAACATTGTGTATACTGATGATTTTAATCAAACAGCCACAACAGGTGTTGTGTTGACAGTGGTCAACAATGCTGGCACAGCCGATATCAAGTACACAGCAACAGCAGGTGCCAACGGCACATTTATCTATTCAATCTACTCAACACGGTAATTGATGTGGCCTATCACATTTGCCCTTAGGCTGGAATCGTGGAATGATCTCCGCGAAAGATGTCAATCTCTTCCTTTGAAACAATCATTAGAAGCCATTAATAGTTGGTGGTTTGATGTGCCTTGGCGTCCGTATTATCTACACTGGGATGATCAGGCAAATTGGCCTGATCCTTGGCAACTTTTGAGTGATAACCACTATTGTGATCTTGCAAGAGCCTTGGGAATCCTGTATACTATAACTTTGTTGGATCGTGCAGATTTAGGCGATGCAACACTGGTTTTAACAGATTCAGGTGATAATTTAGTACAGGTCGCAAAATCAAAATATATACTTAATTGGGACAGAAACACAATCGTAAATACCATCCAAGCAGTAAACATCAAGAAGCAGTTGACGCAGTCAGCAGTAAAACAGCAGTACTTATAAAAACATACGGAAGTTAAATGACGCAGATTACAGTAGTTAAACGTAGTGGGCAACGTGAGCCTCTTCACATTGAAAAGTGGCAAGCTCAGGTAGCAAAAGTCTGTAAAGGCATTGCAGACGTCAGTCAATCCATGATTGAGATCAAAGCACAATTGCATTTTTATGACGGTATTACCACAGAAGAAATTGATGGCATCACTTTGCGTGCCATTGTGGACTTGATTGATGTGGAACAGAATCCTGATGTCGGACACACAAACTATCAATACGTAGCCGGCAAACAACGATTGAGCATGTTACGCAAAGATGTATATGGCAGCTACACACCTCCGCATCTTTATGAAATTGTTAAAAAGAATGTAGCAACAGGTTTATACACACCTGAACTGCTAGAGTGGTACACAGAAGAAGACTGGAACCGCATGAATGACATCATCGATCATGACAAGGATGAAGGTTATAGTTATGCGGCCATTGAACAGTTGATTGAAAAGTATCTGGTCAAGAATCGAGCCACAAAGGAAATTTATGAAACACCACAAGTTCGTTACATGGTCGCGGCAGCAACTGTGTTTCATCGCGAGGAACCTAATGCCTCTAGAATGCGCTACATCAAAGAATATTACAACGCGGCTAGTGACGGTCTTTTTACTTTGGCTACTCCTGTGCTGGCTGGCCTGGGCACACCCACTAAGCAGTTCTCAAGTTGTGTGCTTATACGCAGTGACGATGATCTTGACAGTATTTTTGCTTCGGGAGAAATGATGGCCAAGTATGCCAGCAAACGTGCTGGCATTGGTTTAGAAATTGGAAGACTACGGCCGTTGGGCAGTCCCATCCGCGGTGGTGAGATTATGCACACAGGTATGATTCCTTTTTTAAAAAAATGGTTTGGAGATTTACGTAGTTGTTCACAAGGTGGTATTAGAAATGCGTCAGCCACTGTGTTCTATCCAATTTGGCATCATCAGTTTGATGATCTTATTGTACTTAAAAATAATCAAGGCACAGAAGAAACTCGGGTTCGTCACATGGACTATGGGGTCGTGCTGAGTGCTTTTTTCTGGCGCAGATTTAAAAACAAAGAAAAAATTACGTTCTTTGATCCCAATGAAGTTCCGGACCTTTACCAAGCGTTCTACGCCAACACTGAGTTGTTTGAAGAACTCTATGTCCGATATGAAAAACGCACAGACCTCCGCAAGAAAACCATGGCCGCAGAAGATGTGTTCAAAGGCGGCATCCTTAAAGAACGCACAGACACCGGACGTATCTATCTAGTGTACATTGACAATGTGGCCAAACAAGGTCCTTTTGATCCTGAGTTCCACACAATCTATCAATCAAATTTGTGCTGTGAAATCTTATTACCAACCAAATCATTCAAGCGATTAGATGATGATCAGGGACGTATTGCTCTTTGTACACTGGGATCAATCAATTGGGGCGCTTTCCGCAATCCCGAAGACATGCGTAGAGCTTGTCGTATCCTCCAGCGTAGTCTTTGCAACATTCTTGATTACCAAGACTTCTTGAGCATTCAATCAAAGTTAAGCAATGATGAAATACAACCCCTGGGTATCGGTATCACAAACTTGGCTTATTGGCATGCCAAGCGTAGTCTGACCTATGGTGACA